GCATCCGCCGCCTCGCGCGCGGCGGCGCCGGTAGCGCGCAGCTGCTTCAGCTCCTTCAGCGCATCGATCTTTTCCCAGATCGACTCAAGCTCTTCATTGCTCGCGCCCAGCAGAATCCGCTCCGCCTCGAACTGCTCCGTCGCCGCGATCGCCACATCCAGCCGCCCCTGCTCCAGCTCGAACAACCCCTCCACCGTCAGGCCGATCTCCTCGTTCCGCGCGCGCTCGACAAGCACCTGATCCTGGATCGACGCCGCGTCCTTCTTCGCCGCGTCCACCGCCTCGGTTTGCGCCTTCGTCAGCCGCTTCAAAATCTCGGTGCGCTGCTTCTCCTCCTCCGCCAGGTCGGCAATCCGTGCGCGCTCCAACAGATTCGCCCCCACCGCCGCCATCGTCTCGGCCCGCAGCCGCGCCGTCGGCGCCTGCATCGCCTCCTTCGCCATCCGCACCGCGTCCTGCTGGTCCTTGTTCAGCGACAGCGCAGCCGTCTCCGCCTTCAGCGCGTCCAGATACTCGGTTGATCGCTTGATCGCGTCGGAATAGGCCTTCGCGGCAGCGGCAGCGGCTGCGGCTGCGGCCTTGGCTGCAGCCGCATCAGCAGGCGGGTCAGCAGATGGCGGCGGCGGCACGGCAGGCTCACCCCATGAGCCACTTGCGCCGTGCTGCTGCGGCGCGCGCATATCCTTGATGCGGTCGGTTTTCCAGCCGCCGCCCGTCATGAAGAACGCCAGCTTGTCCGCCCAGTCGCCCGATTCGATGACATTCTTCATGTCCGTCAGATACAGCGACAGTCGGCCCAGCGCGCGCTCCGTCAGGCCGCTGACAGCGTCGGTCTCCCCCAGCGTCTGCAGCAGGTCGCGCCAGGCCTTGCCCAGGTCGTCCGCTTCCTTGGTGATGCCGGTCTTCATCGCCTGCGCCGTCCCGTCCAGACCTTTCACGCGCAAAGCCTCCAGAATCAGCGTCAGCGCCTCGCCCTGGCGCCCCGTCTCCACCAGCGACTTGATCAGGTTCTTCTGCTCGTCCGTGAACACCACACCGGCTCGCTTCAGTGCTGACAGCCCATGCTCGGGGTCTTCCAGCGCCTTGCCCAACTGCATCACCGCGCTCTGCAGATCGCCGCCGAAGGTGGCGGCCAGGTCGGCCGACATCTGCATCGCCTGGCGGAAGGTATCCCCCTGCACATTCTTGAAGGTCAGCATCACCGCCGCCGCGTCCTGGATCTGCTCCTGATCGAACAGCGTGCTGCGCGCCAGTTCCTCGCTCATGGCGCGGATATCGCCCACTGACAGCCGCGCCGCGCCGCCCGTGGCGCGCAACACCGCTTCCAGCCGCGCCCCGGACTGTTCGGCCTCGGTAACCTCCTGGTACATCTGCCGCATCGACCGCACGAAGACCGCGGCGATCACCGCCCCGGCCGCCGCCGCCGCGATCTTCACCCGCCCCATCATCTTCTCGTTGGCGTCCAGCATGTCGAGCTGCTTGCCCAGCGCATTGGCCGACTCCAGGTGCACCCCGGTCAGCCCGCGAATCTGCGCGTCATAGCTCACAACCTGCCCGCGCGACATGCCGAACGTATCCACCTGGCGGCGCAGCGACGCGACAAAGGAATCGTTCTTCTGGGTCACCGCGTCCAGCGCGGCAGACGGCTGCTTGAACGAGCGCGTCAGCGAATCCAGCGAAGCATTCGCCTCCGCCACGCCGGCCTTGAAGCCCGACGCGTCGGCATTGAGATCGATGCGGATATCGTTGTCGCCATTACTCATGCCACGCAGTTTCCGCCGGCATGGCAAGCGGTTTCACGGGGGGCAAAACTGCATGAAAAAGGGCGGCCTAAGCCGCCCGTGGGGTTGGGGTAAACCCGGTCAGGCCCGCACCGGGCCTATGGGCTGGACGAATATCTGGAACGGCGCCTCGTGGATATCGTCCATGCTCAGATAGCGCAGCACCTTCAGCATCGCGTCGATGGGGTTCGCCGCCCGGCGGGTGAACTCGTACTTCCCGCAGGGCTGCGAGCTGGTCAGGATCACCTTATAGCGTCGGGTTGCCATGTCACGCCCTCCCTTCAAGGCCATACAAGGCCATGTCAGGATCCTTCTTGAAGTCGTGAACAAGAAGGTAGGCCGCCACCTGAACGAGCACCAAAAAGTCTGCGGGGGGGATGCCCTGGTTATCGCACAGAAAATCGATGACCACGCGTGAAATCTGCTTGGGTGCTGTTTCCTTCGCAAAAACCTCGCCTGGCTTACCTATTTCCATGTGAGCCGCAGCCGTGGCGACCTGCTCAATAATTTGGTCTTCCGTCAGTTTGGTGTCCATGTCACACCCCCGGCAGACGCTGTTGATCGGCACCGATCAGCAAAGCACGATCCGGCATCGGCACCCCGGCCATGCGGCAATATCGTTCCAGCACAGAAACCAGCCCGGAAGTAACAGCGGGGTTCTTGGACTTCTCGATTTGCCCAAGGGTGCGCGCGATGGCGGCGAGAGCCTTCTCGGTCGAGATCGGCTCGGTTTCCGGCTCCCATTTGGAAAGCGCGGCCACACGCATCATCCGCATGGCGACCGCCTCGGCATCGCCAACGTTCGACCGGAACGCCAGACGGAAGGCCGCCGCAGAATCCAGGTAATAAGTAACGACACCTTCTTCCATGACCACGACCACCTGCTCGGCATGAATGTCGCCACTCTCGATCATGAGTTTGATGCGCTCTTTTATGTTCCTCGGCTTGGCGAGCCCAATCACCTTTGCGATATCCGTGTCCCTGAAGAAGGTTCTCGAACCATCCTGCGTCATCTCGACGCCATTGACCCGGTGGAATACCCGGTCTTCCTCCCGCCCACAAGCGGGCGGAAGCGCCCGGGTTTGGGCATTCGCAGGCAAGAATTCGCCTGATTTCGATGTTTCTGGCTTCGTTTTCCCCGTGTTCCGGGCGGGTGCGCCCGCTTGTGGGCGGGGGGTGGCGGCGGATTTGCGTGTGCTATGATTCTTTTGCATCTTGCTTTCTTTCAATTCAGTGGGATGTAGTAGTGCAGCCCTGACGTGGTGGTACACGTCGGGGCTTTTTTATGGCTGGCCTCATGATGTTGGCTGAGCCGCCTCCTGCTTTTCCAGCGCCCGCTCCAACTGGTACTGGACTTCCTTGTTGAAACTGCGCCTGTTGTGTTCCGCCGAAGCTCGAACCTTCTCCGTCAATTGCAGAGGCAGTCGTACCTGCGTTGACACCATTAATTCAGTTTTCTCCATACATGATCCTTTCGCATCGATACCAGCACTGTGCTGGCATATGCGAACACTAGACGCACTGTGCTTGTATGTCAACATTTTTTGTTTTGATATAGTCGCACTATGAAAACGCGGGCAGCCAAAGCCAAAACTCACAGCGCGCAGCTATATCTTCGGCTGCCAGAAGAAATAAGGGCGGAGCTTGCCGCTATAGCTGAAGCCCAGTCGCGTAGCCTCAACTCCCTGCTGGTCGAGATCCTTTCGGAAAAGCTCAGGGTGTACCGGATGATCAAAACCGTGACTGATAAAGACCCGCTGGCAGCTGCCTACATGGCCGCCAACACCATTGAGGAATACGTGAACGCCATCCGCGCCGCGATCCTGATGAGGAAGATGCGGGACGGCGAGATCGAGGTGAACGAGGAAACCTACCCCGGCCTTGCAGCGCTTGCGCCAGACGCCATGCCGATGCCAATTTCGACCAAGCCAGATGATCCCCTGACGGCAGACGAGCGGCGGCTGTCTGCCTCTTTCAAAAAGCTCACCCCGGAAGTCCAGTTGGCCCTGATCACCCTGATCGAGCGCGGCTAGGCAGTACCTGTCAGGTTGTCAGGTGCTGCCATCAGTCGACCTCAGGCCGATGCCAACTGAATGCACTCAGCGGTGGTCAACTTGACCACCGCTGAGCACCCCTCAGATTGAGGGGTAGTGAGTTGGCTAGTCCTCCTTCCGCCCCGCCAACAACCCCAACTCCACCACCTGCAGCAGCTCCAGCGCCAGCTCAAGCCGCCAGCGCTTGCTCTGGATGATGGCAATCGCCGGGTTGTAGTCCAGCCCGGTGGCGCCGTTCATGCCGGTGCGCCACTGGGTGCGGATGCGCTCGTAAAGCCGCCAGATGTCCGCCTCCCAGTCCATCGCGGGGGGCAGGTCGTCGGGGTCGATCTCGCGGCCGGACTTGCGGATGCCGGCCAGGTAGGCGTAGCCGACTTCGTTGTCCCACTTCGCCCGGGCGGCTAGTCGTTTTTTGCGGCGTCGATCTCCGCGTCCAGGCTGCGCGCGGCGTCCATGCAATGGGACAGCGCCCACGGAATGATGGTGTAGGCCATGCGCTCGCCGAACCGCTTCTTGTTCTCGCTGTTGCAGTCCTGCTTGACCTTGCCCCAGTCGACGATGGCGTGCTGGGCGAACAGCCCGGCGAACTTGATCGGGTCGGAATCGCTGTTCCTGCCTTTGCCGGCGCGCTTCTGCAGCCGCTCGTACTCCTCCGGCGGGAGCGGGCGCAGCGTCAGCTCGACGCCGGTGTCGGGGTGGGTTTCGGTGAAGGTGTCTTCTTTGTCCAGATCCAGCATGTAGTTCTCCTCTTGAAACAAGAAAGCCCGGCCAGCGCGGCCGGGCGTGGGGTGGCGGCTATCAGTACGAAGCCATGTCGTTGGTCAGCATCACCAGCGGCAGGTTGCCGCCGGTGTCGCGGTGGGCTTCCCACTCCAGCTCGACGAACAGGCCGGACTTGCCTTCTTTGGCCGGGGCCTTCTCGGCAAAGCTGACGTTGGGGATATCCCACACCAGGCTGAACACGTCGGCGCCCACTGCGGCGTGGCTGCCCACGCGCAGACGGGTGGACGAATCGGCGCGCGACAGGGCATAGGCCCCGGCGGCGTCGAACACGGTCTTGATCTTGCCCTTGAGCACGAGCTCGCCCTGGTCGATCAGGCCGTAGCCTTCCAGCCCGTCCGGCAGCAGGTAGCCCGTCATCCCGTTGCTGCACGACAGGTCGCCCGACACCACCGTGCCGAGCGCCGTGCTCGCGCCGTTGGTGATCTGCCCGCCCGATCCGCACGCGCGCACCGGGGTGAAGCTGGTCGGCGTGGCATCCCATACCGTGGCTTCCTCCGTCTCGGCGCCGGCAAGAAAGCTCAGGTTGATGTCCTGTTCCGCCGCGGTCAGGTCATAGCTCAGCGTGTTGAGCTTGACCCCGTCGTCGCGGTAGTACTTAGACAGGTCGGTATGCCCCAGCTCCAGCAACGCCGAAGGCCGGTCGTTCAGGTTGAACGGGAACACGTGGGTCTTCAGCGTGGCCGACACCGCGATGTCGGCATCGTTCGTGTCCGCCACCGGCAGCGAAGCCGCCGCTACCGTCACGTGAACCGCATGGTCGGCGGTGCCGGACAGCAGGGTGAAGTAGCCGCCCGCCGTCACGTCCACCGTCGCGCCGGCGGTGGCGTCGCCCTGCGCCTTCCACGACAGCAGTTTGGTGGCGGCCACAAAGGTCAGCGTGCCGTTGCCGGCCGTGGTGGCGGCGTCGGCATAGTTCACCGTCACCCCGGTCACGTTGGTCGGCTGCTTGGTCACCGCGGCCTTGGCCGTCGGCACGCCCAACAGCATCGCCAGCCAGTAGCCCACGCCGCGCAGGTCCAGAATCGACTTGATATCGCCCGCCACCTCGGCGTCGCCGCAGCTCATCTTGCCCGGCAAGGGCGAAGCGTCGATCGAGTTGTCGCGCACCTTCTTCGGGTCGCGCCCCATGTTGAAGCTGGTGAACGGCATCTTCACCGCGTCCGGCGTCAAGATCGCGGTGCGAAACGACACCTCCCGCTGGTACAGCAACTGCATTAACGCGCCTTTTCCTTGTGCCATGACGGCCTCCTGTGGAATGTGAGTGGTTGAAAATGGTTAAACGGATGCGGCCCGGAAGCCGTGGATGACCCACCCCGCCCGGCGGCTCATCGAAGCCCGCTCGGCGTTGGTGATTTCCTGGGGAACCCCCTTGCGCCAGCGCCGCCCGGCAAAACCGATCTCGGCGGGGCCGTCGTGGTAGGCCACGCGGTGGCCAGGCAGCGGCGGCGCTTCGGTGGCCGTGGAGCCTTCTTCTGCGTTGGCACGTTCTGTTTTCTTGCTCATTCGACAATCTCCATATCAATGCTCACCCAGCCATACGGCGCATCCAGTTGCCCGCTCTGGCGAAACCCGGTCATCGACAGGCTGCACAGCCCCACCGGCAACGCCCGGACAAAACCCTTCACCTCTTCGATCATTGCGAACTCGGCATCCTCGACCGCCGAAGGCAGCGCGCTCTCGGCCAGCTCGATCTGCCCCACCAGCAAAATGCGGTGCTTGCCGTCCATCGCCTCGCGGCCGTTGTAATTGCGGTAGCCGCCTTCCCCCGCGCTGATCAGCGTGAACACCCCGACGGCAATGTCGGCCTTGGCGCGGTCGCCAAAGTCCTTCATGTCGCGCGTCACCACCCGCGTCGGCATCGCCGTCGCCAGGGCGGTTTTAAGCGCGGCCATACGCGCCGCCAGCGTCACGCGAACACCCCTCGCGCGCCTTCAATGGATGCCAGCCGCACCAGCTGGCGGATGCGGGCGTCCTTCTCGTCCAGCGCCGGCGCCATAAATGGCCGCGGCCGGGTGCCATGCTCATAGATAAAACGTGCGAGAGCACGCGACCTGGAGCGGATGCTCGCCTCTTGACCTGCGCGCTTCTTGCTTCCCTTTTTCGCCCACGCGTAGCCCCGCATCCGGGGCGAATGCATCAGGTATTGCTCAAGCGAAGCCGGGTTCGGGTAATAGCGCGCCCGCCCTGCAGCCGGGCCGGTGCCTTCCTCAACCGCGCGGGCATAGTTGATACCGGCGCGGACGAGAAAATGAAGCTTGCCCTCGCGCGAAGCCATGATCGAATGGGTGAGCGTCGACCACAGCTTGGGAGCCTTGTCGCGGGCCGCGCGCGCCAGCTCGTCGGCCCCGCGCTCAAGCCCGTCACCGATATGCCGCTCCATCACCTCTGGCGCGCGGCGCAGCGCAGCGCGCACCAGCTTGTCGTCGACGGCGATGGCGATCTTCATTGCTGCCCGCCCATCTTGCTCACCACCCGGTCTTCAACGTGCCTCACCAGCTCCTGGACCCGCTCCACGATCTCGTCCTTGGTTTCGCGTAGCGTCTGGAAGATGGCGGCGGCCGTGGCGTTGTGCAGCTCGAGCCGGACATAGGCCTCCGACACGTGCAGCTTGTGCGCGGCCAGCTCCTTGCCGAGATCGCCCACCTGAACCGCCAGGTCGCGGTCCGCCTTGACGAGACCGACGATCGACTCCTTGATGTCGGCAAGCTTCTGCGAAACCGCCCAGATCAGCAGGCCGATGACGATATTCACCAGCATCCCGATGATCGCCAGCACGATGGTCCAGACCGGAACGTCACCCATTATTTTTTCCCGCCGTCATTCTTTGCCCACTCCGCCAGCGCCCGGTGCCGTTCCCGGCAGTCGTAGTACAACTCCGCCGCCTGCACGTGGTTGTCCAGCAAGTCCGCCCCGCGCGCCGAGCGTGGCTGCGGCAGGTCCGGGCAGGCTGTAATCAGGTTTGGGGGCGGATGCCGCTTCGGCGCGTCCGGCGTTGGCTTCACGCCAAATACGCAGCCCGTCAGCATCAAGACACTCGCCAGCATCGCCGGCATGGATTTCGACATAGCGCGTCACCCTTTCGCGGATCGGTTGAAAAACGGTGCGGATGCGCTCGCGCTGCTGCTCGTGGCTGGCCAGCACCTCGGCATCCTGCGCGGCCACCGCATCGGCCTGCTCGATGGCGCGCGACACCGCCGCGAGCTTGCCGGCCGCGCAGGCGTCTTCGGCATGCGTGACGCCCACCCGGTAGCCGGCCGCGCCAACGGCCAGCAGCACCAGCACCAGGGCCAGCAGCACGTAGGGATTCAGCAGCAGCGTCTTCATGGCTTGGGCGTCTCCGACTGCTGGAACCAGAACGCCCACGCCATTCCGAAGAATGGGCCGACGCCCGCGATGAAACTGTTGATCTCCAGCTTGCCCTGCCGCAGCGCCCAGATCAGCGCGCCGAAATACACCACGCCCAGCAGCACGGTCATGATCAGCTTGGCATTGAGCAGCTTGCTCATGCGGCTTCCCCGAACCAGGCGGCGTACTTCGGCCGCCGCACCACGAGGACCATTCGCACATGCTCGCGGTTGATCTCGAACGCGCTCTTGCCGTAGCCCTGCCACTTGGCCCGGCTCTTGCCGGAGTGCCGCTCGACGTGGCCGAACCAGCGGTCAGGATCACAGAAGGCCGCGACCGCGCACAGCCGGCGCTCGGCATACAGCCCGCCCAGCCCGCCGTTGTAGGCCGCGTCGCACATCGCCAGCGCGTTGGTGTCGTCTTCCAGCAGCGGCCGCAGGCGCGCAAAGCAGGCGCGGTTCTTCACCACCACCGCGCGCAGCTGCAGGCGCACGTCGTAGCGGTCGGCCCACTTCCAGCCCGCCAGCGCCGGGTCCAGATCCTGCACCTCGCGCCAGGCGTTGAAACGCTCGCTGCCGTCGGCCCGGTAGGCGATGGTGAACTGGCCCAGGCCGAAGCCGTATTCGCGCGCGGTCTTCAGTTTGGCTTGCGGATTCCAGCGGCTTTCCTGCTCCACCTGCGCCGCCAGCACCGAGCGCAGCGGCAGCGATGGCCACGCGGATTCGATCTCGCCGGCGAGCACCGGCAGGTGCTGCACCGCGCCGGCGGGCAATGGCGCAGCCAGGGCGCCACCCTGAATTGGCGCGGCCAGCGCGCGCGGCGAGACCGCCAGGAACAGCAACCCGGTCAGCACCGCCAGCCCCAGAAACACCAGCCCCGCCCCGACCGGGCTATCCATCGCCCGCTGCAGCGCGACGTGGCCGCGCGCCTGGTCCATCAGCGCCCGCCGCAGCAGATACACCACCGGCGTGGCCACGATGATGCCGAGCAACCCCTGCAGCTGGGCCCGCAGCTGCAGCCCGCCGTCCGGATCGGTAACCAGAAACCACAGCACCACGCCCAGCGCAGCGCCCCACATCACCCACAAACGATGACTTTTCATGCAGCCTCCTTGTCGAATAGAGCCAGCAGCGACTCGAACAGCGCCGCCGGCGTGCCATTGCGCGGCGCGCTGGCCAGCCCGTCGCGCAGCTGTACCGGCTTCTTGATGTTGCGCAGCGCCATTTCCTTCATCGCCTCCGCCTGCGCCCGCAGCAGCAGCAGGCCGCGATCGCCCGGGCGAACCGTGGTCGACGCGGCCGTGGTGCTGATCGAGTGTTTGGCGAAGTAGTAGAACTTGTAGGCCGAACCCAGCAGCGCGATCTGCGCAGACGTCGGCGCCGGGTCCAGGTGGATCTCGATCGCGCCGTCCACCTCCACCGCGCGCGCCACCGGAATCCGCCCCGGCCAGGACTTCTCCCACGGCCGCGCCGTCGTGCTGCCCCACAGCCCGGTCTTGAACGCATGGAAGTCGGAAGGTGCCGCATACCCCGGCTGGTCGGCCACCAGCGTCAGCTCGCCCAGCAGCGTGCGCGGACGGGGCCGCGCCAGCGCCAGCGCCGCCGCGCCCAGGTGCCGAATGAAATCGGCATCGGCCGCAGCCGTGAACACGTCCGCCGAATCCAGCAACCCCGCCTTCAGGTCCGCCACCAGATCGGCTTGAGACATCGTCCCGCTCACGCCAGCGCCCTCGGTTTGTGTGTCATCGCCATCAATAAACCACCATCTCTCGATCGACCGTCACCGCGTACCCCTCGCCCACCAGCCGCTGCGCCAGCAGGCCAAGCTCCTGCGCCAGGCGCTTGCCCACCTCCATCGCCGCATCCGTGCTGCCCGCCTCGATACGCGGATCGCGCGGCGTGGCCACAAGGTCGAGCTTGAGGTGAAGCGTGCGACCGTCGATGCTGGATAAACCCGGCACGCCCCACCCCTTTCAATCGGCAACCCATGTTCGGATGTGATGCAGTTTCCGCACGCGGGCAAGCGGTTTCACGGGGGGCTTTTGTTCAGGGGAGGGGCAAGATTCAAGATTCAAGGGGCAAGAAAAAGCCGCCCGGAGGCGGCTTGGTTGGGGTTATAGGTTAGGGTGTCATGCCAACCCAAACGCGCGTTTCGCCACAGATGCAAGGTGCAGCTTGCCGGCAGCATTCGGGTGGATACCGTCAGCGTCATCCGTATAGGCATCAGGCCATCCACTGAAGGCGTCGATAATCCCGAAATTCTGCGATGCGGCGAACTTGCGAACCTGATCCATCCTTAACGCATGATGGTAAATAGCCGTTGCAGGGGATTTACGCTTGTTCTGAATCAGCGCTACGATAGCCATGTCTGGATTCGTCACCAGCAGCGCGTCCGTCAGCGTCTTGTAGTCTGCTCGATAGGTAATGTCGGATGTATCGTTGTGTCCGTAGTTGATGACACAGATCGAAGGGACGCCGATGATTTGCTTGGTGTAGTTGGTGGTGTGCGTGTCAGCGATGACCGCGCCTGTCACCGAACCGTTGAACACAGCAAGACGCGGCGCTCCGGTGAACACGCCATAGGTTCCAGCGATGGTGACTGTATTCCCCATGTCGTCGTACATCGTGGGGAAAGCGGTAAAGTCGTATTGCAGCAATCCGCCAACATCAATATCAACCTTGCGGGCCGAACCGTTCAGGCTGGCATACATCTGCATTCCATAGAACATCATGTCGTGATCCTGCTGCGTCATGCTTGATGCAGAGCGACCGATGAACTGGGTATTTGATGCGCTGTCGAAGATGGAAGTCGTGCCTGCTGCGGTGCTGGCCGAACCGAGGTTCGACCATGTGCTGCCGTCGGTTGATGTCATGAATGTGCAAGTATTACCGACTGCGCCGTTATCCACATCCAGCGTAGCGCGAACCCACAAGGCAGAAGATAGCGTTGATACCCCGACGCTGCTGGTATGCGATACCGTAGCCGTGCCATCGGCACTGGACTGGAAATTCAGCTTCCCATCCGTCCCAATGTCGAGCAGCCAGCTACGAGTTCCAGCTGCTCCCCACTTCCCGCAAAGGGCCATACTTGCAGAAGGCAGGGAACCGTTCAGGTTGATCTTCACCCGGACATCAATATCGCCCGTGATGCTGGTTGCAGCCGAGTCGGCAATCACAAAACGCTTGTTTGCGGCGTTTGATCCCGTCAGCAAATGGGCCAGCCCAGCGGTTCCGGTGGACAGATTGGTGATGCTCTCGTATTGGCTGGTTGTGCCGGAGTAGCCACGGTAGTTGACCGTGTAGGCTGGATATTTGGTCGCCAACGCTTGCGCCAGTAGGTACACCCACTCGTCGTCGTTGTTTCCGGTCGAGTCGCCAACTGCAACCATGCTGACCGGCCAGATGCCGTCAGAAATGGTTTGCAGCGCTTGGGTCAGGGCGGTTTTTTCGTAGATGATTGGCTGTCCACCAACCTCCAACTCGGTAGAGCCGTTGACGGTTCGTGCGCGCGCATAGTTCTCAGGCTCCCGCGCCGCCGCCTCCAGTTCGTCCCGTCTGCTGGTCATGGTCAGGATTCCTCGTTGCCCTTGTCGCCTTCGTTGTTTTTGCCGTTACCGCCGGCATCCGGATCTGCGTTCTTCTCTGCGGCGCGGCGCAGCTTCTCTTCGGCAATGGCCGCCACCAGGCCTTTGCGCGGGGTGTCGGCGTTCTCCAGCTCGTCGAGGCGGGCCAGGTCTTCCTCCGACAGCACGTCGAACGCTTCGGTGATGTCCTTGATGCTGAGCTTGATCAGCTGGGCGATGAGGTCGGGCGGCGGTTCGATCACGGCGGCGGCGGCGTCCTCGGTCTTCGGCCGCATATGCGACGGCACGTCCTGTTCGTCAAAATGCCGGGTCTCGCCCGGCAGGATCATGGCGGCGTGCACGTAGATCGGCATGGCGCTGGGGTTGTGTACGGGGATTTTCATCGGTTCTCCTTGGCCGTGTCCCCGCCCCCTTGCGGGAGCGGGTCAGGCTGGGTGGATTAGCGGTCGACGCGGGTGGTGGCGGAATACAGCACCACGCTGGTGAGCGCCGCCTTGAGCTGCGTGGGGGTGTGCAGCAGCACGAACTGGTCGCCGTAGGCTTCCTTCTTGCCGGTGAATCGGCCGTTGGAATCCTTCTGGTTTTCCAGTTGCCCCATGGCCCACGGCTTCATCATGCGGTAGCGGCTGACGCCGCGCTCGCCGATGATGATGCGCTGGTCGCCCATGTGCAGGCCGGGTGCGGTGGTGCGGAAGTTCGGCACGTCCTTCACGCGGCCGAGGTTGCCGGTGCTGGTGAGGTCGGTGCCGGCGCGCGCGAGGCTTTCGACGAAGCTGCCCGCCTGCTCGATCTGCGTGCGCACCGTGCCGCTCATCAGGCCGAAGTTGGCCATGTGGTAGCGGTCCGACTCGATCAGGTTCTTGCGCAGGCCGTAGCGGTACAGGAAGTCGTCCCACTTCTCCTTCACCGTGAGCGAGCCGAGGTCGGTGTCGAACTTGTACACGTTGGTGGTGTAGGTGTAGCTGGCCACGATGGCGTGGGTGTTGGTGGGGGCCGATGCGGCGCCGGCTTCGTCGACGAAGCTGATCTCGCCCAGGTTGTAGTCGAACGAGTAGTACAGCCCGGCAGTCTGGGTGCCGGTGCCGTCGTACTCTGTGATGGTGACGTTGTTGCTCTTCACCGTCAGCGCATACAGCGTGCTGCCCACCTGGTTGCCCTGCAGGTCGTAGACCTTTTTCGGGCGCACCACCGGGAAGTTGTCCAGGCAGAAGATCGTCTTGGTGCCGTTGGCGGTCGCCACGGCCTCGTTCACCACGGCGGTGGTGGCGTATTCCTCGGACGCTGCCAGGGTGCCGTTGAAGATCAGGTTCTCGGTGTCCTCGCCGATGATGCGCGAGGCATTGCGCACGTTCTCGGAAACCGCATCCCAGTTCAGCTGGCCGTTGCTGGTGAGGTAGCGCAGCTCGTCCGACACCTCGAACGCGATCTTCTGCGGGATCGGGTAGGCGGTTTCGCTGGTCTGCTTGACGCCGGCACGCGGGATCGCGCCGCCCTCATACACGCGGGTGCTGGAGCGGCTGGCCGCGGTGGTGTCGCGGTAGCTGTAGGGAATCAGCGCGCTGGACGCGAACGGCAGCGTGCCGACATCGACGAACTGCAGGCCGATCAGCCCGTACAGCGATTCACGGATCACCGTGCGCTCGAAGATGGCGGGCACCGCCACGTCCGACACCAGGCCGTCGCCGGCGGCCAGCATCTTGTGCTCGGAATGCAGCTGCGCGCCGTTGGCGGCGTCGAACGCCGCCAGCACCTTGGCGGCGAACTGCTTGTTCTTCTCCGGCAGCGTGCCGCCGGTGCGCTCATAGCGCTGGGCGTCGGAAAGCTCCAGCAGGCCGACACGGCGGTCGATGGTTTCCTGCAGCGCCTTCACGTTGTTGGAACTGTCGACCGAGATATGCACGTTGCCGGCGGGCCACTGGTAGCCCATGTCGGTGAGCTTGCGCGCGGCGGCGATCTCGTTGCCGTGCTTGAGCTGGTTTTCGGCCAGCCGCTTCACCTGGTCGGCGGTCATCGCCGGGGTCACCAGATCAGCCACCTCGTCGGCCAGCGCCTTCTTCATCGCATCGTCCAGCCCGGCAGCGGCGTTGATGGTGTCGGCCAGCAGCTTGAGATTGCCGTCGCGCGCCTCGGCCAGCGTCTTGGCTTCCTTGGCTTCGGTTTCACGCGCCTCGGCCAGGATGCGGGTGACGTCGGCAGCGGTCAACCCACCAGACGGCGCGGCCAGCGTGATGTGGGCGGGCTTCTCGCCGACCTGTTCGGCCAGCTGCTTGCCCAGCGCCTCGAACTCGCCCAGCAGCACCGTGGCACGGGCTTCGTCGGCCACGTCGCCCAGCGTTTTTTCGTAAGTGGCGAGCAGCGTGGCGATGTTGGCCTCGGCCAGTTTGATCGCTTCCAGTTTGGCGCGCAGCGCCTTGAGCATCTTGTCTTTCATGATTTGAATCTCCTGAAGAAGAGTGGATTGCAGTTCGGGATGGAGGTAGGTCGGCGTGTCGCCGATCGCCTCCGAAAGCAGTACGGGGTCGAGCCGCTTGATGACCGGACGCACGGTCAGTCCCGCGCCGAGCAGGACGCAGCCGTGTTTCTTGTTGGCTTCGTTGTCCTGCCAGTCCTCATGGAACTCGGCGGAGAGGTATTGGTAGCCCTTCGATTTGATGGCATCGACGCCGTAGGGCGTCCACTCCACCAGGGCGCGCAGGCGGTCGCCCTCGACCGCCAGCTTGACGACCTTGCCGGCCGCGCCGTTGTCCGGGCGGTGCGAAACGTCGATGAAGATGTCCTGGCCGTAGGCGTTCGAATCGAAATTCGCCACCATCGACAGCAACATCGCCCGCGAAATCTCGAACGCCCCATAACGCGGATCGCTGAACTTGCCGGTGCGGGTCACAGTCACCCAGCTGGTCGTCTTGCCTTCCTCCAGATTCACATGGAGCCCGGACAGGAATCGCACTGCTCCGGGGTGGGCGAGGGCTTCCAGCCTGAAATGTCGTGTCTGCCGCATCGGTCGCCTTTCGTAATCAGGGGCCGGCACACGGATGCGTCAAGGGAGAGAGACCCGGGGGAGGAGTGGTACCCGGTAACCCGTGTGCGGCTTGTGACGGAGTTTCCACAGCACCGCAAGCGGTTTCACGGGGGGCGTTTGTTCAGGCGCGCAAATAAAAAACCCCGCCGCAGCGGGGTCTGGTTTGAATCTATCCGGAATCTATCCGGATGCCCGGCCGATCCGCTTCGCCACCGCCCGCCACGGCGCCCTGATCATCCCCTGGGTGATCTTGCCTTCCTTGTACGCCTCGTGCTTGTGCGCACCCAGCACGCCGCGCTGCTGCGCCGGGGTCAGCCGGTCCAGCGCCTGCATCGGGGTTTCCTTGCCCGCTTTGTCCGCATCGCTCACTTCGTCCCGGAACACCACCTCCACATAGGAGAGCGTGTTCGGGTGCGCCGGCCACGGGCAGGACTCGCGCGACGGATACACGCCCGGCCCCAGTCCGTAGAGGTTGGCGGCGGCATGCAAATCGCATTGGTCCGGCTTGGGATGGGATGGGGAGAGCAAAAACCGCACGCCTGCCGCTTCCGGATGTGATAGCGCGCCCTTGATATAAGCCTCTCCGTGCGCCCGGTTCAGTTCCGTGCGGAATAAGCGCATCGCGTTATCCATCGGCGACCCCGCACCGGTCAGCACCGCGGCAGCCGCCTTGCCGATCCTGCCGGCGTTGGCCGCGTTCATCTTGGCCGCCACCTCGCCCGGCACCGCCTCGCCGCGCGACAGGAACTCGCGCGCCGCCTGCACCGCGCCGTGGCCCTGGATCACCGCCTGCTCGATCGCGCCGGTCACCGCCTCGCGCGCATGGCGGTCCAGCCGCCAGATGCGGTCGGAAAGCTGCAACCCATCCTCGGCGATGAAGCCGGTCACGAAGCGCACCGCATCCTGGTTGATGCGCATCGCGGCGACGGCCTCGATGGCAGGCGCGCCGCCGCCGGCCGCCACGGTAAACGGCCGCACCCCCAGCGCGGCCGCATCGGCCAGGTCGGAATCGAGCAGCGCATCGCGCGCCTGCGCCAGCGTGTTCAGCTTCGCGTTCACCTGGGCCAGCAGGCCTTGCAGCTCCTGCAGCGCCAGATTGTCATCGGCCCCGGCATGGACGCGGATGCGCGCCGCGATATCCACCGCCGCCGTTTCGTACAACTGCTTCAGCCGCTTCAATGAACGGGAATCCAGCGCGTCCATGTCGCGCTGCGCGGCAGCGGTGGCGCGCTTGATGGCGGCCTGGGTGGCGGTGGTCATCGATTGGCTTTCTGCCGTTCGGCGATGTATTCGTCTTCGTCGCGGCATTCCTCGTCGCAATAGCCGCACGCCTGCCGCTCAACGGGCAAAGGCCGCTCGCAGTTGCGGCAGGTTTCGCTCGGCGGCAGCGACGGCACCGGCTTGCGCTGCGCCAGCCGATACGCCAGGTCGGCGTCGATCCTATCCTGCGCGATGTCCGCGTCATCCATTGCCGATGCTCGTCCCGCTCTCACCCTTGCGCCCATTACCCGGGGTGATCTTCACGCTGGGCCCGCCCTTTGGCGGCGGGTTTGGCCCGGCTCCGCCCGCCCCGATCTTGTCCGGATCCGGATAGGGGTCGAAGTTCTTTGCCTCCCACTCCTTGCGCGTGCGCACATAGGCCGGGTCATAGCCCAGCTCCTCCCACACCATGCCCTGCGGCATGCCCAGCGCCTGCAGCTTGAGGCCGCGATCGGCGGTCTGGCTCGGCGATTCGGTGCGGCGCTCGCGGAAGGTGAGGGTGAAATCGGCGTCGTCGGGGTTGATTCCTTTCAGCAACAGCTCCAGGCGAAAGCCCTGCTCGTAGACGAAGCTGAGCGTGTCCTGAACGACGTCGATCTCGTCGTAGTAGTCGCGCTTCAGGTCTTCCAGAATGTCGCGCGCCATGCCGTCGGTGAAGCCCATCATTCCCCGCGGCAGCGGCGAGCCGGCGAAGAAGGTGTCGAGCAGGTGGACGATGTCCGCGATCTGGTCGAGGTTGCTGTCGCCCTGGATGGCGGTGATCGCGCCGTCGCGGTTCATGTAGTAGTCGGTGGTGGTGCCCTCGAACTGATCCTGCTCCACCTGGGTGCGGTAGGTGTCGACGTCGTCCTTGCTCGCCCCCTTCAACACGTGCGCCAGCCGCAGCGGCGCGCGGGTGCGGCGGCGGATGACCAGGTCTTCCTCGGTCATGGTGAGCTTCTTCCACGGCGTGCGGGTGGAGTCGAGAAAGGGCCGCCCCAGGCTGCCCATGTCGTCGAAGTTGTCGGGGTCGAGCCGCGCCATGGTCAGCTTGTAGAGCGGGAAAACCGCCAGCTCGGTACCGGTCAGCACGTCGAACTGAACGTAGGCCTTGGCCACATCCTTGAACCGCCCGTTCTGGCCGACGTTCGGCACGATGGTTTCCGCCGGCATCGCCACCCCGCCGACCACGTTCAGCTTGTCGTCGAGGATCCACTGATAGGCCAGATTGCCCTGCATCACCAGGCTGCGCGCGTCGGACTTCAGCTTTTCCACCCGGTTCAGCTGCAGCCGGCGCTGGAAATCCGCCCACAGCCGCCCGATCTCCTCATCCCCCTCGGCCAGCTGCATCACCAGCCCGCCCTTGATCGTGTCGCGCGCCACCCGCGAGTGGATCCGCTTCACCCGGCCGTCGAGCATATCCATCTCGCGGATGTCCAGGATCGACTGCCTTAAATCCGGGTCCACCCAAAGCATCCGGTACAGGTATTTGACCTGGTTCTCCGGCGTCGGCCGGTATCCGACCTCGCTGCTCCTGCGCGGCTCCTCGTTCGGCAGCGTGGCGGACCGCATCAGCGCCGCATCGTGCCGGCCCAGCGCGTTGAAGGTTTTTTCTAGCAGGCTCATGGCTGGCCCTCGGGTTTTGAATTGGGAAACACCTCCACCACCTCGACCGCACGCCAGCCGGGAATCATGCCCAGCTCGTGCAGCTCCTTGATGAAGGGCAAGGCCTCGGGCAGGTGTTCATGCACCAAAGCCCGGTTTTCATGCACGCGCGCCTGGGCGGCGGCGCTGAGCGTCGGCAAATTCCTCCCCTCTCCCGCTTGCGGGAGA